AAAAGATCGGTCTATCAGTATAGAAGTGAGCATAACTAGTATTTTGTGAGCCGATATAAATATTACCATGTTGTGTTTGGAAATTAAAAACATCAGTACTCTGTCCTACGACATTTTCTATATAAGAAGTAGAAGCAGTACCTAGTTGGATTCTGTCGGCTAAGACTGTACCTTCAAAAGTTGCATTTTGCGAAGTATCAATAGTTAGTGCTAGTGTGCCATTTGTCCCTATATAGACTGGAGCATTTGCAGTTGAGCCTGTACCAAGCAACAACCCCCCTACATTTGTACCAGTTGCCAATAAAGCAACCTTGCCACCTATAGTTTGACCAAATAAACTTACATTAGTAGCACTACCATAATATTTTAATAAGCCACTTCTGGTTTGACTGCCACTTGCATTATCAGCTACAACAAATGCAGGTTGTCCTGTAGAAACAGTACTGTATATATATGTTGAATTAACAGTAGAGCCTGCATTTTGTGTAAAACCACCACTTTGTGTTATGTTGCCTGCATTTACGATAGACCTGCCACTTGTAATGAAATCAGTACCACTAATATCAATAGCACCACTAACATTTATGCCATGAGAAAAATCAAACTCATCATTAGTTGCATCCCATAAGATAGTGGCATCTGTAGTTGAGTTGACAGCATCTTGGATGGTAATACCTGCACCATTGGCACTTGCTGATGTGTCACCTGCTCCATAATTAAGGGTGATGTTTTTATCCTCTACATCTAGGGTCGCAGTATTAAGTGTTGTGGTTGTGCCATTGACTGTCAGATCGCCTGTGACGATGACATCGTTACTAAAAGTAGCAACAGATGATGTGATATTTAATTGTTCGCTATCATCTACCTCAACAGAGAAATATGAATTAGCTAAAGTATTTGTTGGATCAGCTTCAAGAATTAAATTATGTGAATCACCTTTTATTCTGACATAAGCACTATCATCAGCATCTTGTAATTTTATTATTGGTGCAGAGTTATATATATGTAGAGCATTGTCAGGATTGGATGCTGTCCCAATACCTAATTTTCCTTGTGTTGGGGTGTTATCAATAAACAAGCCATAATGAATATTGCTTAAACCATCTATCCATTTATATTGAGCAATCTTAGTATTGGTGATAAATGTGCCACCTGTACCACTACCAGAAGATGAAATTAAGTCATCAAGATTATTGCCATCAAGCACAATCTTATCTGCTGTGATGGTGTTCTCTACTGTTAGGTTACCTGAGATGTCTAGGGTTGTGCCATTCCATGACAGCTTATCTTTTAGTGAAAACTGGCCTGCACTGTCAAAATATACAGATGTATCGGTATTATCAAAATTACCTGCCCCATAATACATTTTGGTAGCATTAAAGTTAAAACCACCAATAGAACCTTGTCCGATGTCTACTGTAGTAATCGGTGCTGTGGTGACATTGAAGTTATAGTCTGTAGTGTCAGATTCAACTCCTAAAGCATTGATAGCCGAAACCTTAGCAACATAACCACTTTTTAAAGTAATGCCATCTAAATAGAAATATGTGTCTTTAACCCTTCTATCGTATCTAACTTTAAGCCCATCCAATATCTGTACTCTAAATTCATAACTAGGATATTTAGTAGAATCTGTCCAAGTTAGCTTGGCTGGCTCACCATCTGTTTGTTTGTTAGTAAAAGATAGATTGGTTGGTGCTTCTACTCTGTTGCCAATCACAGGGTCTTGCCCTATGCCTATTACTTCATTATCGGGTGTCACATAACCATAAACAGCAGATTGATATTCAATAGCATTGACTGAGATATTCAAATCAGGGTTGATGACCATATTGGTGATTCGGTATTGCTCACTAGATAAATTCAGATTGCTATTGGTGATAGAAACAACTTCACCAACTTTAGCTTGTAAGATTTTAGGTGTAGCAACAAAAGAGATAGTCTTTTGCGATCTTGACCTTTTAAGCATAGCTTTAGCATGGTTGTAAGCTATTCTTTGATTGGTACAGAATGGTAGTTGTATTCTAGTTTCTAAAAGTTCATCACCATCGTCACCCAAGAAATCATCACCAGATTCGCCTGTGTAATAAGTAGTATCAGTTTCGTATTTCTTTTGAGCATTGTAGAACTCAGCCTCTACTCTGTTGTACTTAGCTTCTTTGTTTTCTAATGATAAGGTAATGCCAGATTCTAAAATATCATCTTCATCCAAGCTAACTACTGAGCTTTCTGTACCCTCTACTTTGATACTGTATTTGCCATTGGTATAAGTAAAGATACCTCGCATATTAGCAACTAATAATTTGGTATTTTCTAAAACAGTCTCATCAGTATCTAAAACACCATTGCAATCAAATCTAATTTGTGTTTCGGTAAAAGTACAAGTGGTATTAGAAGATATTGCAGTACCGACAGCACCATCTTCAAATCTTAATTTCAGCAATGCTTTGGCATTAGTGCCATCAATATCTATCTCTGTGACATCTTTATCTATTAGTTTTTTAGCTGAGACATAAGTAGTGACACCATCGGTGACAGTGTAAGTATTACCGATCTTAAAATTATTAAAATCATCTTCATTGGCATTGGCGATTCTAAGTATGTCAGTATTGGTGTTGGCATTTTCTACTACCACACTACTATGAGTTATGGTGTCTGCTGAGACATCGCAATCATTGGCAGAGGTACTAAATGATGCAGTATCAATGTCATTATTAATGTCTAAGCCTTTACCATATTCATCATCGGTTAAGTAATCTAATAAGCACAAAGCTGGGTTAGATGAGAAGCCTGTAGTTGCTGTTCTAGGGTCATAAACCTTTTTACCATTTACTACTACTGTTAGATTTGGTATGCCTGTAAACATACCTTGTATATCGTATTCGTAGTTACAAGCGATATAAGCGATGCCTGAGAGCTTGTGATTAGATGTCCATTCACTAATGATACCTTCAAGCATTGGGTCAGCAGATTGTGTAGTTGTCCCTTTGTGACAGTTGAAGGTCATTCTGGCATTGTCGCCTGTGCCAGCCCCACCTGTAATATTAGCTCGTTCAGCAGAAGTGTTACCCCAGAATGTGCCAGAAGTTCTAGTCTCACCACTTGGTCGGTAATTAATTCTAGTAGTACCATCAGAGATGTCGTAACCTTGACGATAGATATTTAAATCTTTAATGGTGCGACCATCAATCTGTAAGGATTCTAAATCAAAGCTATCTATCTCATGTCCTGCAATCGCATAGACGACAAAAAGTTCTTTGTTGTTGGTTGTGTTCATATACACAACTGTGCCTGCTACTCTTCTAGTTCCATAGATGACTGGCATACCAGCACCAGTGCCATATTTTTGTAGTAGTATTTCAGCACCAGTTCTTTTAGCTTTCATGGCTTGTTTGTGTGCCATGACACCTTGTGCTACAGCTAAACCTAACTGTACTGCTGGTTTTGTTAAGAATTTAAACACACGACCAATAGCCATGAAGACTGCTAATGTTGGTGAGCCTAATTTAGATGCCATTCTGCTAAAGACTGTCATTATCTATTCCACCTCACTGATTCATTAGTTTCATGGGCAAAGGCAAGACCTTTGTCAGCACTTAAAGAGTTACGATCTGTGTAGGCATCTTGTGATGCTTGGGTAAACTTACGACCCTTTTTTATTTCCCAGTTTTTAAATTGTGAAGCTAATTCTAAATTAACTACAAAGCCTTGATTGGATTCTGATAAGTTAGCACTAGCGATTGTGCCTTTAAAATATTCGTAAGCATCTAAAATAGTTTCGTCACTATCCAAAAAAGCTACATACACTGTCGCAGTTTTATTCACATAATCCTGTGCTTTAAAGATATCTCTAACAGTAGTAGTGACATTATTTAAACTTACATTGAGGTTAGAGTATTCTAATGAGCCTGTTTCTTGCACTTCTGATATATCCATAAAGTTACCACCAGCTTCATAGGTATTGGAATCATAAGTTAAATCTTTGACATGATTGGTAGCTTTGATAGCTGTAGATGTATCTAATTTTAAAAGATGAGCAAGTCTAACACCTTCTGCTTGTATCTGTGTCAGTATGTCAGAACTTAAAGTCCTTGCCATTACAACACCTCTCTAACATCAAAAGATAGGGTGAAGAAGCCAGAAGCATCAGTGCTATATAACAAGTCATCTTGCATAAGTGCTACTTTAAAAGATGGTTTATTCACTGTGACTGCTTCGTTATCAACTACTGCATCTTGCAATGGTGGCTCAATAGCG